TCTAATTCACCTTTTAATTTTGAACCGTCACCTAAAATATTAACAAAGATATCAGTAGCCAATCTATTTTTTCACCCCCATAAAAGCCAAAAATGCCTTATAAAAAAGCATTTTTAGATCATAAACTTCAAGAGCGTCAGCCATTATCCAGTCTAAATCATCAGGGGGAATTGCCAGGATATCTCTATACCCATAGCCATAGGCAAAAGATAAGACTTTTGTTATTTCCCGGAATCCCCCGGCCTGAAATATTTTTTTAATCCGGCTATTTGCACAATTGCATTTTGCACCCTCTCAAAATCATCAACATCAATCATTTCTTCAAATTCATCTACAGTCAGATCTTTTGCTTCTGGACTCCATTTTTTAATTACAGTCAATAGGGTATAAAAACTATAATCATAGGCTGCAATATCATCATCTTTTTTTAAATTTTTCTTTTCTATGTTTAATTTCTTGATATCCAGCATAGAAAGAGGCTTGATTATATACTCTTTGCCCCCTATTTTAACCGGGGAAGTAAAAACTTCCTCTTCGGTAACACTCGGATTATAGCTTTTATCCCCGCCAATAACATTCGATTTTTTAATCTCTTTATTTTTAGACATGATACTCCTTCCTTATTATTAGATAATCTCTACAGAATACCCTCAAATTACTAAAATTTATACCCTATATAATGAAATTTTGTCCTAATTAATACCTACCTACCTTAATACCCGGTTTCAAGGTTAATCAGGGTAATTTTGAAAGGATATCCTAAACTTGCATCGTACTTTGCCTTACCGGTAACTCCGCAGACTATCGGTCCTGGGCCACCCATATTAATAGGATAGGTAAGATATCTAAATTTTGGTATATCAATTATTAGAGTATAATAGTATCCGGTTTCACATTCCGCCCCTACAAATTTAACCTGGAAGGCCTGTTCCGTTCCGAGTATAAATTTGTCATATTCAATACGATCTACAAAATCGATGGTAAAGTTAACCGGTATAGTCCTGAAGTCACTTCGGATAATCTTTCTCAATATCGCGGTATTATTTAGGGCATATTTTCCTACACATTTATTATCGTAATTTATCCCGAAACTTTCAATATCATTGTTAGGAGATCCAGCTATCGAAATAATTGACTGCTCCCAGGTAAAAGGATCGGTAGTTTCAAAAGATGGAGCGGTCTTTGGTGTATCGCCTAGATTCTTGGCAATGATCCCATTGGTAGCCTTTAAAATTTTATCGGTAGTGGAAAAATTTAAGGCCAGGGTATTAACTATTCCACCTAAAAACTGGAAGGCATCCCCTTGATCCCGGTAAACCTCTAAAGTATAAGGGTTAATCGGACAATCTGCATGAAAATCAGTAGCCTGTCTGGGAATAAATACGTGCTGTTTTGCATTAGTGGCATCAGAAGTTACCAACCTTCTCACATCATCAGCATTGATAGTAAATTCCCCTTTATCGATGTGCATTTTAATTCCAAGACTGATTATGGCATCAAAATTAGTCATGGTTCCCAAAGCTATAGTGCATTCCTTCTCAACCCCAGCAACTAAAGCCGGGATATCAACGGATTTTAAGGTAGTACCTTCAACACCACCACAATTGACCAATTCACTAAGCATAAAGACTAAATCCCCAGCAGCACAATCAACAGATGATTTTATCCAAAACTTAATATGAGTATCATTTACCATATTAGTTAAAGATAAAACTTCGGTAGCCAAAATAGTGTCAACAGCCACTCCGGTAGTAATCTGTAATTTCACTGATTTAGTTCCTTTTTTATAATAATTAGGATCTATACCGGATATTACTCCACCATCCACCGATTCATCCCAGGCATCCTCACAGTCCTCTAACTCAGTTTCTTGTGTCCCTGCTGGGGTAGCCGCTTCCGGTTCATTAATTGCACTTCTTAACAAGTGGCCTAAACTTGCGGGATATACTTCTACTACAACATCACCACCGAAAGCCCTTTCACCCTGGTAAGATTTCGGCTCATCGAGTACTCCTTTTTGTGCAGCAGATAAAACTTCTTCGATATTTGGGATTAGAGTTTCAGATACGAATGGTAAGAAAAAATCATTAACGCCTGTTTCTTTCTGTCCCCAGATTAATTCTTTTTTAATTCCTATGTGTCCTCTTGCTCCTTGTGGCATTATTTGTCAACTCCTTTCTTTTTAAATTTTTAACTTTTATCTTTTTCTCTTTAACTAAATCAAAATAACCGGTATCTAAATATTTTTTTGCTTTCTCTTCATCTCCAACTACTATAAATTGATCAGGCTGGAAAATCCCTAATCCGACTATTTCTAATTCAGTATCCCGATTATATTTCAATAACATAAAATCACCTTCTTTTTATTCCCTTGTTACAAAACTTTGCCTTAAAGTTATTTTTATATCAATTTCTACCCCTCTGAACGGATAAGAACTAAAATCAAATCTGGTATTCGGAAAGCTAAAATATAGACATTCCCCATCTAGATCTATATGAGCACCCAGGGCTTTTTTAATATCAAAATTTAAATCAAGAATACCCTTAATAATATTGATCGTTAAAATATTTATAGTCGCTCCATTCCCACTTCCGCCAGTTACCGCCAAACCGTCAGCCACAACATAACCAGAACCTCCATTTAAAAGAGTTACGGTTAGAATAACACCAGAACCATTAACGGTATTTACAGTTACCGTTCCAAGAGAACCACCTGTCTGAACCACAGTAATAATATCCCCTGCGGTATATCCTATTCCGCCAGATCCGAGGGATATTGTTTTAATGGTGGTATCTCCGACTATCTGTTTATCAACCTCAAAGATCTTTATATAACCAAATATAGTGGCAGTAAAATTTATCTCTGTATTGTGGGGCATGGTTACCGGTTCTTCCGGTGCATTGGTAGGCTCCAAGATAATACAGGGGAACATATTAACCGGAATATTATCCCTAGTCCCCGAATATACCACCTGAATATAAGGGCTTAAAACAGTATCCTCTTCTAAAATGGTTTTAATTTTATTCCAGATATCCTCTAATTTCACTTTACTATCTCCTCTAAATATTCGGTAAAAACCCTAACAATGTTTTTTTTATCCTCTTCCTGAAAAAGTAAAAATTTACGCTGGGGTATCTTAACTGTCCTTGCCTTTTGGTGAACGTGCATTGCGAAAACATCTTTGCCATCAGAAACCCAATGTAAAGCCTTCGCTTTTATCGGGTAAATATCCCTGGCCGGTATCTTAATTGACCCGCCTTCCTGGTGTATCTTCATATAACCAAGATTAGTTCCGATCTGTACTTTCTGATTAGATACTACTTTATAGACAATAGAGCCTTTTCCATGTCCGGTATCCTGTAAGATCTTCGCTCCTCTTCCTTCTTTTCTCCGCATGGCTATAGTCATAGGGGAAAGTGGAGCCCATCTTTTTGGCCTGCCCTCTGCCCTAAAGTTTTTATCGATAGATCTTAACATTAAAATACCGCACCGTTTTAAAGGGATTCTAAGATCCTTAGCTTTATTCCCGGCTTTTTTTAATAGAGCCTTTACCTTCTCGTCGTTTTTAATCTCATAACTGATTAATGCTCCATTAGTCATCGGCCAAATCCTCTAATTTATTAGGATCGGTTTTCCAGTTAGTCTCATCCCTTTCATCGAAGGTCCGTTTATAGTCTTTTGTAGTAGATTGAATTGCCCCCACGTCTACGGTAATATCTTCAATCTGTTTTCTACCTTCAGCAATATCTTTGAGGGTCTCTTTGGCCTCTTTATATTTATCTATCCAGTCATTTATGCTCGGTGATCTACCTGAATACAGGCCCCTCATTACAAAATAACTTGCAATATCCTCACTCAATGATTCTATGATGGCCGGGGTAGGATCTAAAGCGTCAAGGGCAGCCAATAGATCAGAGGAAAAAGCTGCCCTTATTTCTGCATCAGCTTTGATAATAGCCTTAGCTAATAATGCAGAAGGTACTTCGGTTTCTTTCATATTTAGATTAGTTAAAACGTCATCGCTTTCACAAAAGGCCATTTAAATCTCCCTTATTATTATGAGGGAGAGAATATAATCCTCCCCCTCATAATTTTATTTATTAGGTTATTGCCGGGGATATTCTATATCCACA